TGTCCATAGATTTACTTTTTCTTGTTCATAAATTGTAGATGGGTTAGTTAACTCTAATTGAAAATCTACTGAATCCATTCCTTCAAAACCGTTAGCTATTAAGTGTGCAATAGCGATTTGGGTCAATTCTGAGATTACTACTCTTTGAATTCTTTCAATTGTTCTGGCAAAACGAATATCTTCTGCTGCTAATGTAGCTTTACCATTAATATCTTCTTCATATCCTAAGAAGGCTTTTGGAACTTTGAGTGCTGCAAATAATTTAGCTTTTAGGTAATCAATATCTTCTATAGCGGAATAATTTAATCCACTTAATGTATCAATTTGTGTTCCACTATCACCACCTCTCACCGGCATAAAGAAATCTTCGGTGATATTCATCATATTATATTTAAGATTATAATCTCCAGTTCTTTGATCTTGAAATGGAGTTTTTTTAATCTTATTAATAATTTTCTGCATATAATTATCAACTTCTTGTGGAGGAATACTACCAATATCAATTTTAAATATTCTTTTTTCAGGTGCTCTCATAATACGATGTATCATCATAGCATCTTCCATTAGTGTAATTTGTTTCCATAATTTTCTTGCGTTCTCAATCATTGATTTACCATAGGGTAAATAGTTTGTATCAGAATACAAACGAAAGTGAGCCATCTCATAGTTATCATATTCCTTCTTGCCTAAATAATCTGGATCTACTGTAAATTTAATACCGGTTTCATTTCTATTTATTCTCGAAGGATCATGAGGATTTTCAGTTCTTTGTGTATGATAAACTGATTGGGGGAATACGTTTACAACTCCCTCTCCTTCAACAATTTCTAAAACTAAAAATTGATCTCCATACTTAGTTAAGTTTCTAATCCACGGCCAAAGGTTGAACTCAATGTTCATTATATCGTAGAATAAGTTGTGTAAAACCTCTTTAACGTTTTGATTAGAAGTTTTAATTGTTAATACATCACCGAATTCATTTTTAGTTGTAGATTCATCTGCGTAAATATCTAATGCAGAGGAAATAATTGGGTCTTGATCCATAGAATCGTAATCTAAAAATAACTCTCTCCTAATAGTTTGATAACTTAATTGGGATTGAATAGCGTTGTACTGATATCCTGTTTGTAATTTATAAAACCTATCTTTAATAGTTTTTAAATTTGAAATTGATTGATTACCTTCAGTATCTACAACTTTTGTTTTTCCATCTTCTCTTCTAACAATAACATTAGTAGAGAATAATTTTCTCAATCTTTCAAAAAATGAATTATTTACTTTTTCTGCCATTTTATTTATTTTCTATAATTCTGATAATTAAATCATTTTTTCCCTTTATGATTCTATGAAACTTATGATTTTTAATTTCAATTTGTTTTCCTTCAATTAAATTAATTGGTAATTCATCATCTAATTGAATTTTCCAATCTTTTCCACCCAAAACCAAAATATTTCTATCCCTTTCATCTTGATGCCATAATAATTCTCTTTCATCAATATCTCCTTTAAATAACCTATATTTTTTTACATCATTTATAATAACATCCAAATACTTTTCACCCATATCGAATATATAAATAATTATTTAATTTTCAAACTATTTTTACCAATATCTGTAGGCTGGCTCTGATAATCCTAACTGTTTTGCATATTTTGGAAGGTTACACGCCCACCATCTGGCAGAAGTCTTATCTTTTTCGGTATCACAATTATGCCTTGCTGCAAAAGCTTTACTCGCTTCTAAATCATTTATTTTTACCTTTAGACCAGTTGTATCACCCCAAGTTACTTTTTTAACTTTATCACCATCTTTTACATAAACATAGAATTTTTTAGGGCCACCTTTTTTGGGTTTATTCAATTCCACATCCTTTCCCTGATGTTCTGCTTCTAACATAGGAAAATCTAACCAAACTTTATCACCTTCAAAAATTCCACTTTCTCCTAATTCAGTTTCAACAATAAACCATTTATCTTGTGCGTTTTCTAATACTAATTTATTTTCTTTATAGAGTTCTCTTGCACTCCTAAACATTTCAAAATATTTAGCTGAACCGTATCTATAAATAGATTCGTGAATCGGAGTATCCATTTTTTGATGATATCTTAATCCTTCATTTATAGTTTCAATATTTTCTGATATAATTTTCATACATATAAATATTAGAATAACCACCTTATATCCTCATTTTCATCTCCGATATTTATTTCAAAAGGATTTCCTCTCATTCTTTCATTTGCTGAACCCATTGAGAACCCTGTTGTTGAAATTGAATTTATCGCTACTTTTGTTAAATCCATTCTTTCTTGTCTCAAACGAAGAGCGGTATCTCTCACCCATAATCCAATAGAGAATGCCATTACTAAGTCATCATTATATCCTCTCATTGCTTCGGCTCTATTAGTGTACCATATAAAAGTAAATAATTCATCTATTAATCTTAGGGATTGAACCACCACTTCTTTATTTCTAAAGTACTCATCTAACTTTGATATGATAAGTGGTCGTGTTTTTGCTGATGTTGTAAATCCTGCCACTTGTCTTTTTTCTTCCGCATTAAATTTATTTGTATATTGTTTTTCAATATCAATATACTTGTAATCTTGTGTTTGATAGTATAGGTTTAAATAATTTCTATCTATAATTTGTTGAATTACTGCCCAACCAATGTTAGCGTTTTCAACTACTATCAATGCGTTATTCCAATCAGTTCCTACACTTACTAAAAAATTACCATAATCTTTAGTTTCCATTTTTCCTCTATACTCAGCAACCTGTACATTATTTACAATATCAAAAACATGAAATGCAGAATAATCCGAGCCATCTCCTCTCGCCACATCGGCTACAACCATATATGATTTTTGATAATCTGGATATTCCCATTTCCAATAATTTCCATCAAATCCAGACTTTTCAATTGGTTCTTTTACAAATGTTTCTTTATACCACATTAATAATTCTGAAGCAATAACAGTATCACCAGATGAAATAAAGTCACAATCACATTCTTGAGCAGCTAACTTTTCTCCCAATACTTTTGTTTGCTCATCTCTCCATCTTTGGTCTCTTTCTGGATGAACTGACCAATGTAGATAAATTGGATTGAATTCATTTGTTTGTTCTTCTGCCCCAACCCATTGTTGGTGAAACCAGTTACCCACACCATTCGGTGTAGAAAGTGCAATACAACTACCACCTGTTGATAGTGCAGGAGTTGCAGATGACCAAATTTCTACAATATCTGGAACGAATGCTGCTTCATCTATTACTAATAGAGATAAGGCTTCAGAACGACCGGCATCAGGTGAGGATGGAATGGCTTTTACTTGAGAACCATTTACTAAACGAAGCGATAATTTGTTATCTTCCTGCGTAGCTACCTTTAACCAACTAGGTAAATTATCATACATTACCCTTATTTTCGTAACTAGGTTTTTAGCAACCTCTTGTTTTATCGCAATAACTAACACATTGTAATCCTGATGAAATATCATTTTCCACAATGAATAACCCGCGGTCAATGTTGATATACCAGTTTGACGTGACTTTAAAACGATATTAAATCGATGGTCTTTAAATTGATATAGTGTTTTTTCCTGATATGGAAATAAATCAAATCTTAATTTTCCCTTTGTAGGGTGTTGAATTTTACAATATTTTCGCATGAAATACACCGGGTCAGCGGCGCATTTCTTATACTCCTCTTTGATTACATCTTTTAATGATAATCCTTTATCTTGCATTAAATAATCTATTTAGAATTGGATTGTCTAAATTTTTTAATTTAGCCTCATAAATAACTATATCCTCTTCCAATTCTCCTAATCCTTTTTCTATGTTAGCTATTTCCAATTCCATATCCGCCTTCATCTCTTCCATTGGTTTTGGTAAATGCCATACTTCAATTCTACCATCCTCCAATACTTGCTCATAGAAGGGTTTTAATTCTCTAATACCATCTTCTATTTGTTTCTTTGCTTCTAATGCCTGTGCAATAGCTCTATTAAATAACCTATAATTTTTATACTCTTGAAATAAACCTAATCTCTCCGCTTCAAAATCCATTTCCTTATTACAATCAATACAATATCCTGATTCTTTAATAAGCATTTTATCACTTGGCCCATACTTTTGTTTTTGACAATGGATATTGGCACAATTTTCCTTTTCCCTTAAAAATTCTCTTATTGATTGGAATACTTCGTGATTTTTTCCGGTTTTAAGAATATACCCTTCTTTTTGTTCGTATTGGTATGTATCATCTTCCCATTTTTCACCAACCTTTTTTTTGATGTTAGGGTTAGATTTTTCGTACCCAAATGATTTTGATGGGTCTTCACCTCTGAACACATAATCCACCAATTCTCGGCGGGTTTTATGCATCAAATCTTTTCTAAATTCCTTTTTTGCCATAACCTTTATATATGTATATATATTGAAAAAAAATTGATTAAGATATTTTTTTAATTTGTATCTTAATTTTTGGAGAGTATCCTTTTGGTAGAATAACTTTTATACCCTCAAATGATTCAACTTTATTTTCAAAATAAGATAATTGAAAAATTTTATCAGTT